CGTGCCTTTGGTGCCTGTGTGGGCACCCAGCCAGGCACCAAGCCCGGGGACGATGACCGCGACGAGAGCGGCGGCGAGGAGAGCATCCAGGGAAAGCTTCGGGGCCGCGGTCATGCGGCCCGCCTGTCCCCGGGCCAGGACGCGGCACGCGCGTCCCAGCCGGTAAACCAGCGCCGGCCGCACACCGGGCAGCGGTAGAACGCGGTCAGCGTCCCGTCCCCCACGTGCAGAACCGTGTGCGGGAGGACAGCGGGAAGGTCGCCGGGGAAGTGATTGTCGCAGGCGTCTGCGAGGCTCGAGCGGGTCGCGATCATTAGAACGGCGGCTTGTCTTCCGTGGCCCACGGGTCAGCCTCGGCCGCCGGGCCGCTCGAGGTGGCGGGACCGCTGCGGGTAGCCCGCGCGATCTTCACCGTCGCGAACCGCAGCGACGGGGCCACATCCTCGGCCGTGACCTTCATGGACTTGCGCTTAGTGCCATCCTTCGCTTCCCACTCTTCCTGGGAGGCATTGCCGGTGACGACAACCGCGGTGCCTTTCTCGATTGAGTCGGCGACATTCTGTGCGAGCTCACCGAACGCAACACAGTCCCAGAACGTGGTGTCGGCGTCGGACCATTCGCTGGTCTGCTGGTCCTTGACCCGCCGGGACGTGACGACAGCGAACTTTGTGACCGGCTTGCCGCTGGCCGAGAATCGCAACTCGGGGTCTCTGGTCAGCCGGCCCCGAAGGGTGACGGGTGTGCTCATTTGATCGTTCTCCTGCTTCAATCGGGGACGGCCCGGAGGCCCTGGCCAGCGAGATTCAGGCCGTCGGCGACTTTCCACGGCCAGTCGTATTCGTGGGTGCCCCACATCAGTTCGCGGGGCCAGTGGCGTTCCTCGCGCGGCCCGCGCCAGGGCAGGACCGCGACGAGCCGGGCGCGGCCGTTCTCATCCGCCTCACCGAGCGGCTTGATGCCGTAACCAAACTCGGGCCAGCGCATCAGCAGGCTTGAACCGGTCGGCCGGATACTGCGGTTCGTACTGTCGCCGTGCCCGGCGTGCGCTTCGGTGATGAGCGCACATTCGACCTTGAGCCGCGCCTCATCCAGTGCGGAGACGACCGTGCGGGCAGCGGCCTCGTCGTTGGTGTCCGTGGCATGGAGCCGGTAGAACGGGCCGCACACGAGCAGGTCCGGCCGGTGCGCGGTGACCCGCTCAAGCAGCCATGCACGGTCCTCCTCGCGGGTCAGGTCGATACCCGCTGGCTTCTGAAGGATTCGCAGCGTCCCCTCCGGGACCGGTGTTCCCCGGCCGCGGGCGATCCGCTCAAGGTTGCGGAAGTGACGGCGGGATTTTCGGTCGGGGTTCTCGCAGTCGATGAACAGGACACGCTGCGGCTCCATCGGCTCCCCCGTGAACGGATGCGATCCGGCGGCGGCGCACACGGCCAGCTGGCGGATGACGACGCTTTTGCCGAGACCCTCGAAGCCGGTCCAGATGAGCCGGTCCCCGCGTTCGAGCAGTTCCGGTATCACCCAGGCGTTCGGCGGGTCAACGACGGCCAGGAACTCGTACAGGTCCGGCGCGAGGTCGGTGGCGGGTTCCTCGCCGCGCCAGGTGATCTCCATCTCGGCGAGCGTGTGCCCGGCGGCGAGGTGCTCCGAGACATCCTTCAATTCGCCGGCGGCTTCGTGGATCTCGACCGCGGCGGCGATGTCCTCAAGGCTGGCCGCTACCTGCCGGGCGTGAGCCTGGCCGGGTGAGTCCTTGTCGGCGATGATGATGACGGTTGCGTCAACGAGGTACTCGGAGTATTCGTGGCGCCACTTCCCGGCCCCGCCGGAGTTGCAGGTGGCTACGACACCTGCGGCCTCAAGCGCATGGACGTCTTTCTCGCCCTCGCAGATGTAGATGAACTCGCCGTCCTGCACCGCTTCGATGACCTTCGGAAGCCGGTACAGGACACGGCGGGTGTCACCGAGGCTCCAGCGCCAGCCGGTCTTGCGTGACCGGTCCGGGACGCGCTGCGGGAACGCCTTGTCCGCGGTACGCAGCACCTGGAACAGCAGCTCACCGGACTCATCCACGTAGTCGTAGACCGCGACCGCCTCACCGTGCGGGGTCCATTCGCCGCCGGGCTTCTGCTGCTCGTCACGCGGCGCGCACAGGTCAGCCCACGTGAGCCCAAGTTTGGCGAGGATGTCCGTTGGCTCGCAGCCCGCCTTGCAGTCCAGCACCACCGGCTGGGTGGTCCCGACGGCGACGCTCAGCGAGGGTTTGCTGTCCTCGTGGGCGGGGCAGCACACATCGAATCCGTTGGCGGTCTTGCGGATCTGGCCTAGCTCGCTGAATTTCGGCAGCAGCACTTCACGGAGCACGTCAGCCTGGGCGCTCATCAGTTGTCCCATGGGGAGTTTGAGTAACCGGGACCGGGTGTGTCGCTGGAGTCGTCCTCGTGCTGCTCAAGCCAGCACTCGCCGTTCAGCCACGTGCCGGGATGCTTGGTGTATTCGATGTCCCGCGACTTGCGGCGCCGGTCATCGCGGTAGCGCTCGGCTCCGAGAATGATCTCTTTCGGGTCGACGCCGCGCTTGACGACGGCGGTCTTGTACGCCTTGCGGGCTTGGCCCTTGGCGACCTTGCGCGGGTAGACATCCCAGAACGCGCAGAAGTCCGGGTCGCTGTCTGAACCAGGTTCGATCCGCTTCCCGGCCGGCTCCTGCCGACCAAGAGGGTTTATTACCTCTGACTCTGTCTCTGACTCTGACTCTGTCTCTGTGGACTCAGACCGTTTCAGTACAGAGAGACGGTCTGAGTCCGGAGGTGGATCAGAATTTCGATCAGTATTCTGATCTCTACTTCGATCAGTAGTCTGATCAGTAGTCTGATCCTCTTTGCGGCACCATTCGCATGCCGGGTCGGGGATCTCAGTCTCAACATGCCAGCGGCGATGGTTGGCCAGCCGGGCGCCGCGGGACTTGGCGCGCGACTTCCGCTCAATGGCCTCACGGCTCGGGTTGCGCTTGAGCCAGCCGGTCACCAAGTACCCGTCTGCGACCTGCTTGCACAGGCCAACGGCTACCAGGTATCCGGCCTGCCGCTTGCCGATGGCTTCTGGGTCCGGATAACACAGCAGCCCGATCTGCTCGGCGGGCACGGAACCATCTGACTTGTTTTCCTTGCAGTAGAGAAGCATCTGGGCATAGAGGTCACGCGCCGGGCGGGCCTCACGCCCGTAGCGGATGAGGGCGCGGACCTTCCGGTTGTCGGGAAAGTTCACCGACAACTGGATGTGGAGTTCCCCCGCAGGCACCTACGCCGCCGATCCGGTCGGACCGTTGTCGCGCTTGACGAATCGGGCTGAGAGCGCGGCCTCGCACGCCTCTCGGATCCGGTCCTCGCCCTGGCCGCCGAAGTAGTCTGGGCACTCATCCTCAGCGAATCTGGCGCCGAAGCGGCCGGGGAACGCGAGGTCGAAGTGGTGGCCGCTCGGGCATGGCCGCCATTCCTGCGTGTCGTCTTCCCAGCCGCCCTTGAGCGGGTTGTCCTGGGTGTCGTCCCCGCCGTAGATGTGGGGCCTGCTGTGAATAGAAGGCACCCCTGTGATCAGGAGGGCGCGCGAGGGCTGCGGGCGTTGCGTTACGAACCGCTGAAACTTGGCTACACCCTCAGGGTCTTCCCACCAGTTGGGTTTGACCTCGGCCCAGATGTTGCCGAGTGGGGCGAAGATCAGGAAGTCGGGCAGATACCACTCGCCGTCGGTGTTGAAGCCCTGCGCCTCGTACTCCCACTTCAGTCCGAGATGGTCGAAGAAGATCGCCCATCTAGCTTCAGCGCGGGACCTGAAGATCAGCCCACCGTGAGGAGTGGGGATGGAGTTGCGTGTCACGGCCGATACCGACTTTCCGGCTCAGGATTCCGATGGGTTGGCGGGCTTGCATGGTGGTGCGATGACGACTCTAGTTGCAATCCCGATCGTTACGCAACCTGCAACCAGAATCGCTATCCTGAATCGCGACGTGTTAAGCTATCCGGGTCGTGACCTTGCATCGCAACCGCGATACCCATCACAATGAAGGCGTGGATGACGACGTGCAGAAAGAACTGGACGAGCTGGCGGAGATCGCCAAGCGCATAGTCCGGCGTGACGCCGCCAACGAGCGGGACCGCGCCGAGATCCGTGAGCGGCTTCCCGGGCTGCGCGAGAAGGATGTTGGCCCGGCCGACCTTGAGCGCGCCATCCAGCACGTTTTCGTTGCGGGCACGATCTCCCGGTGGACAAAGGACTATGCCCCCGGTGGCAAGAAGCACGGCTCGGCGACCCGGCGCACCACGTAGCCTTAGCACGCCTCCTCCTCGCTGCGTTCGCACTCCAGTTCGGTGTCTTCCGGCGTTTCCGCGCACTCGTCAGTGACAGTGAGCCGCCGGGCCCCGCGAGCACCCCAATAGATCATTTCGGCGCACCCGTCATCGCTGATTACCGTGACCGTCATGCTGTGGATGGTGTCTTCGCCGGCGAGTTCGCGGTACACGCCGCAGATGGCGTCCATGAGGGTGTTGAAGCGGCTGTCACGGCTGCCGGGCAGGATGGACCGCGGCCATTCCCGGGCGCTCACGCGGCCTTCTCCCGTCCGCACGCCGAGCAGATGAACCCGGCCGGGGGTTTCCCGTCACATTGGATGCATTCCGGTTCGGCGCATGCGTCAGCCAGGGACAGCCCGAGCGCGGCGGTGACTGTGAGGGCACTGCTCAGTGCCGTATCGCGGCCTTTCTCGATGCGTATGACGGTGGATGTGGCGACGTTGCTTTTGCCGCTTAGTTCCCGGAGGCTCCAGCCGCGGCGTTCCCGTTCCCGTTTGATCCGCTGGCCGAACGCGGCCGGGACGCTATTTGATCGCAATGTCATGCGGCCTCCTGTGCTTCTGTGCGGGCCAGCAGGAGATGCAGGGCCATCGCCGCCTGGGCCGGGACGACTCCATTCCCCAATGCCTTCAGCTGGGCGTTGCGGGACAGGCCGGGGACACCGGTCACCCAGCCTTCGGGTAGACCCATGAGCCACTCCACGAAAGCCGGACTCAGGCGCTGTCCTGTTCGTCCAGGCTCAGTTGGCGGTGGGGCTGACCTTCCGAGGACGGCTTCCCAACGGCGGATGGCGGGGGCGTAGTTCCCCCACTCCAGAACACGTCCGAAAGTGTCGTCCCCGAGTGATGACCCGTTGAGCCGGGCGTCCGTCCTGCTGTCGCGTTCCTCGTGTTCCGTGAGTCCGCGACCGTCGGTGTCGGCAGGAGATCCATCACCGCTGACGGCAGCATCAGATCCCCGGATGAGCCGCGCTGGTTCGGGCCGCCCTTCGTCCCGTCCGTCGCCCGTGGTGTCGGCAGGAGTTGGTGTTCCACCTGGTCGGCCAGTGTCGGCCCGTGGCCGCCCGCCTTCCGTTTCTCCGGGTCCTGTGAACCACCGTTGGTCGCCAGTTGCGCGGTCGGCGTCTTCAGCAGATGCGTGACTGCTGTGGCTACCGTCACCGCGCGCTTGCTCCCCGAGGGCCGCTGACCGCCCATCTCCGCAGCCACCCGGCCGCCCGTCGCGTCGCTCGCCTCCGGGGTCGGCAGCAACTGCTGGGCTGCTATCGCCAGCGGTGTCCCTTGCCCGTTCCCGTTGATCCCCTTCGCCAGGTTCGCCTGCCTGCGCGCTTCCCAGGACTCGAGCGTTTCTCCGTCGTTGAAGTTCCCCGCCGCGGGTGTTGGTAGCAAGGATGAAGACCCGCTCCCGGCGGTGGGGTGCGCCCGCGTCGGCTGCGGGTACGCAACACCATTGCGTGTCATACCCGAGACCGGCCAGGTCCCCGAGAACGGTTCCGATTGCCCGAACAAGTCGCCGTTCATGCCATTGGCATCGAGCCACGATCCGCTTCCGGTATCCCATGAGGCGATGGGCCCGGGCCTGTATTGCGATGACACGGCGGGTGTCTCCTTTCGCTATCGCGACGGTCAGGGTGCGTGATTGCCACTCCAGCAGCCGGAAGGCAATGTCGCGGGCGGCCTCGTCGGCGAGGTGTTCCGGTGTCGGCTCGTCACCGCGGGCGGTCAGGAGCCCGCGGACGTTCTCGATCACGACAAGGCGGGGCCGCAGTGCGCCGATGGCGCGGGCGCAGTGGGCCCAGACGCCGCTGCGGGTGCCCGCATGGAGCCCGGCGCGCGCCCCGGCCGCCGACACATCCTGGCAAGGGAAGCCCCCCGTGAGGATGTCCACGGGGTCCACGGCAGCCCAGTCGACCGCCGTGATATCACCCAGGTTGGGTACGTCCGGGTAGTGGTGGGTGAGGATCTTCGCCGCGCCCGGGTCATTGTCGGCAACCCATGCGAGCTCACCGCCGAGGACCATTTCGACGGCCCGGTCCAGGCCGCCATAGCCAGAGCAAAGGGAGGCGATCCGCGGGCCGTTCACGCGGCACCCGCAAGCCTGCTGATGGCCGTCAGTTCCCGTGCGATCCGCCCGGACACCAGATCCCCGGGCCACCAGATCCCCGCGTCAGCCCCGGCCGCGGACAGGGCATGTATCCACTGCCGCTGGTCGTCGGTGACGCGCCCTTTCTCCCGCTTCAGCTCGCGGAACATGACCCTGGTCCCGCAGATGGTCAGGTCGGGGAACCCGGGCCTGGAGCGTTTCGCGCAGTAGGTGTGGTATCCCATCAGGCTCAGGCCGTCGATGAGATGCCAGACGCGCCGTTCAAGCTCAGCTTCGGTCATCGCCGCGGCGAGTACCTGGCGGCCGTCGACTTTGCTCGCAG